TTTAAGGAAATCTTTGTCCGGCCATTTCTCCATAAACGCTTTTTGCGCTGTCTGTTTTAACTTGAGGTCAAACACCCGGTTAAAATGCACGGCGTACTGATTGCCGGATGCGTCGCCCCGATGGTGACGGGGACAAAGCCAAACTGTAAGGCCGTATTTGTCGGCCAAAGGGCGCAGGCCGCGCCCGTGTATGCAATGGTGGTTTTCAAGGTATAATGTAGTCTTACATATGAAGCATTCTTTTTCCGCCTGTATAATGCTTTTCATTTCCTCCAATTCCCCCTAATGATTCGCGTTTTTATTGCGCACAGATAACTAAGCGCGTCATGCTCATTCTTCTTTTTTGCGTTCTTCTTTTCTGCTTCGGCTGCACATTCGGCTTTTTGCTTTGCGTATTTTTCGCAAACAGCATGACAGTTTTCGTTTCGGCCTTTGCAATCCTTGCAGCATGTTACGCCCATGTTTATTTCTCCTTTGCCCACAAATCAAGGCTTGCGCCTATATCCATATCATCCGGCACAAATGCGCCTAATTCCCGGTTTTCGCTTGCTGTGCCTTCTATAAGGCGGGACATTTGCTTTGTGTCGTATTGGCTGCTGCCAACGGTGCATTTAAGCTGTACGCCGCGTTTTCCGTCTACGATCACGCCGCCCATTTCTTCAACGGCCCGGAAAAGGCCCTTGACGCTTTCGACGGCTTCCGGCTTGACTACAATGTATTTTTTTACGCCGTACCGCTCTAACAAATGAAGATATGCTTCTTCGTCGCTTATATGGAGCACCTCCGCCAACGATCCGCACATTTTCCAAAATAATGCGTTGGCGTTAAGGCTTCGTTTTTCCCGGTGCCGCTTTATGATCACGTCATATTCCCCGGAAAGCGGCGGTATATTGCCGGGCGCGGTAATGGTCAAGGTTTGGTTTCCCTCCATATCGCACCCGGCAACGATGCGGGCCGTTCTAAATTCGATCAAAACGGCAAGTCGTCCTCGTTTACATCGGTAAAGCCGGTGGGCGCGGAAACCAAACCGTTGTATGTGCTTGATTCCTTGATACGCTTCTGAATCCATTCCGGGAAGGATTCCATGCGCTCCAATGCGTCATGATCGGCAAGGGAGAAAATAACATAGGGCGTTTCGCTTTCGACGGTGAAGCCCTTCGGCAATTTCGAAATACTCTGAATTTTTGCAAAGGCGTTTCCCTTGCTGCTTTCGGCGTGAATGATCGACAGCATGCAAGGCGCACCGAGCACGTTCTCAAGATCAAAGCCGCGTAATTCATCCTGCGTAAACTGTCGGCCGCGCCATCCCTCAAGCACATTGCGAAGGTTGGATTTTTCGGCAAGGCTTGCCGTGTAGGTTTCCGAAATTACGCGGGGCTTTTCTTCGTCTTCAACAAGGATTGTTTCGCTTGGGATTTCAAACTGAAAAATGCATTTCCGGGTGAATTTTTGGTATCTTTCGTTGTACTGTTCGCCAATGTCATAAATGCCGATACATACGGCGGGATATGTGCCCGGCTCGATTACGGGAATTTTGCTGCCTTCCGGCGCGGATACGGTCAAATTGCTCATGTTTTTTCGTCCTTTCTTTTACTTCCACGCTTCGCGCAGCGCGGTAATGTTTTCGTTGATTTCACGCAGGGTTTTGAACACTTCAAGCAAATAATGCCCGGTATTGTCGGTTTTTGTTTCTTCCTTCGGTGTAGCAGGGGGGGCAAAATACTCCTTCGTTGCTCGTTTCTGCGCGTGGTATTGATCGGGATATAAATTATCAAGCGCGGCGGGGTTTACTTCGGCCGTGCTCTTGATCGAAATAACACGGATCACGCTTTGATAGGAAATATCAAGCATTGCCGCGATAAGGTCATTTGTCATGCCGCTTTTGTGGGCCTTCCAAACCTTCGCCATTGTTTCGGGGCCGATGTTCTTTCCTTTTCTCATTCTCCGTTCCTCCTGCATTATTTGATTTGCAAATTCTGTTTTTCCACGATTTCAGCAAAGGGCAGCACATGCCCGTTTTTGATAGCCGCCTTGATGGCCGTTTTGTTCGGTGTCGGGGCCTTGAATGTCAAAAGATCGTTCCGGCCGGATTCCTGCATATAGCGGATAAATTCGCCTTCGTCGGCAATCTCCACGGATTCGGAACGGCGGAAGGAAACTTTTGCCCGTGTGCTTTCGACGGAGCGCATGCCCGTGCGCAGCATATGGGCCTTAATGTATTCTTTAAGCCGGTCGGCGTTGTTCTGCTTGGCCTTTGCCCGCTCTGTGAGCGTTGCCGCTTCTGCCTTGATGGCGGCCGCTTCTGCTTCGTAGGATTTAATCATGCATGCGATATTGTCCACCTTGTCCGTAAAGGTGCTTTCGATTGCTTCCAATGTGTCGGGGATCGCTTCCAGGTCAATTTCGCCATTCTCAAGGGCATACATGAAATCGTTGTATAGTTCGGAAATTTCGTACAGCTTCATTGTTCATTCTCCTTTTCTGCGGTTTTAATTTGCAGCTTTGCAAGTTCGATTGCGATTTTGTACGCCTTGCCGTGGTGATTGTCACCACGTTTTCTTTCAACGGCGGCGGAAAATTCGTCAATATTGCCGCGGAAGCAGCCGCAAGAAACGCCGATGTTTCCACCTTTAAGGGCAAAAAACGTTGTTGTTCCAAGCCGTGAGCCGATGTGAGAAACCGTCATAATTGCCGCGTTGCCGTATACCCTCGCGTCGCCGGATACCTCCGCGTCGCCGTATACCCACGCGTTGCCGTATACCCTCGCGTCGCCGTATACCCACGCGTTGCCGGATACCCACGCGTTGCCGGATTGGTCAAGGTTGCTTTCCTTCTCAATCCATCCGCCCTTTTCGCCCGCGCCAACGTTGCCAAACGCGATCAATGCGCGGATGCGGTACAGCGTGTGGCCAAATACAACCTTTGTTTCTGCGGTAAGTTCATACTTATTCATTGCTCTTTCTCCTTGTGTTGCTTAAAATTCAAGTTCTTCGATACGCTTCCGGGCCGCTGCAAGTTTTTCTTCCGCTTCGTCGGCGCGTTTTTTTTCGTAGTCGATGCGCCATTGCATGCGCTCGATTTCCTCCGAAAGAATCCTTACAACTGTATTACTTGTTTTTGCATCCATCGTTTGTGCTCTCCTTTTCCTTTATTTCAATGGTGACGTTAACGCCCATCCGGTGGGCGTGTAGTTTAATGAGGGTTTCCCACGCTCTAACCGCATTCATAAGGCAAACCCCAAGCAGATAAACAGATACATGAGGATAAATGCCGCAAACACCTTGCCAAGCAAGACGGCGAAAAATGCGATTGATCCGGGGCGGATTTTGTAACGTTTCATGCGGGGCTCCTTTCGATGAGTGAATTTAAAATACGCTTAAAGTGGATCGCTACATAAAATTTTTAGGTAGTCATAAGGGACGGCGTACAATTCGCACATGTTGGCCAATTTGTCGGCGGGCGGATAATTGTAGCCTTTTTCCCACCTTGCCAACGTCTTATTGCTAACACCGATCCTTGCTGCTGCTTCCTTTTGCGTGTATCCGGCATTAACCCTTGCGGCTTCCAACGATATTTTTAACACTCTAACACCTCCGTTAATCCCCTTCGGGAGTAATGAAAATCCCCTTGAAGTGGATTTCTGATATCATAATACTATCCTAAAATAATTTTGTCAATCCCCAAAAAGAATATTTTTTCTCTTTTTTATTTACTTTATGGGTATCGTGGTGTACAATATGTTCTGTAAAGGGGTGATATATATGAATGGATTAGGGAATAAAGAAATCATGGCCAAGAATTTGGCATATTATGTTAAGGAGTCCGGGAAGACGCAAAAAGATATAGCGGAAGTAATCAACGTTCCAACTTCAACGTTTAATGCATGGATGAAGGCGCAGAAATACCCCCGCATTGATAAAATCGAAATGTTGGCAAATTATTTCGGTATCTTGAAATCTGATTTAATAGAGGATAAAACGGAGATACAAAAAAACAATGATGCTATTGCAAACATCATTGTGAGAATGAGGGCCGATGATGATTTTTTATCTTTGTGCGTAATGCTTAACAAAATGGATGGTGCGAAGATCGCAGGCGTTAAGCAAATGTTATCGGCTTTTGATAAGTAAAGTAAAAATGAGGTCGAGAAGCTGTAAATCTTCACTTTCCAAAAGTAATTTTGTTATGGCTTGTATGTATTCTTCTTTCACGGTTCCACAACCTTTGCGAATTTGTACGCGGGAACGTGCGTTCCTGTCGTCTGAATTTATTGTATATTAAAGCAATTCACGCCTGCAATGGTAAATAATGTCGCAGAATTGACAATTAAGAGGTAACGCAATGAAAGAGTATCACAAGGCGGAATTAAGGGCGGCTTTGCTGCGCGGAGATATGAAAAGAGCACTTTTCTTTCAAATGCAGCTTGACGAAAAATACCAATCAGATTTAAGACAATATTATGATTTTGTGGATAAAGTCGAACAGCAATATTCCACTGTGCATAATATGGGCGCATGGAGCGGCCCGAATGCAAACCGGCTTGAATTGCTTTGTAAACGCAATATAGGCATGGCCGAGGGGCTTAAAGATAGATGGGTAAAATATAAACAGCCGTTACCGAGGATTCCGGCATATCAACGCCTTGCAATGCTGTATGAGAAGCAAGAAAAATATTTCGATGCCGCGAACATTTGCATGATTGCAATACAAGACGGATTTTCAAAGGATAGTACAAATAGCGGAATGCGCGGGAGATTGGCGCGGATGGTTAAAAAGGGGAAGTTGCAAGCAACGCCGGAAATGTTGCGCGAATTATCAAAACTAACATAAGGAGAGAAAGAACAATGAACAATTATAATCTACCACCAACATATTTAAATAATAACGATACTGTATTAAGGGCCGCTTTATATATCCGCGTATCCACGGCAGAACAGGCCATGCACGGTTATTCCATCGAAGCACAAAAGGAATACCTTACCGCATACGCAAAAGAACACAAAATGCGAATTGTGGGCGTTTATGCCGATGAAGGAAAAAGCGCGTCCAAACTTTTATACAAGCGGAAAGAATTATTGCGCATGATCGACGACATGGAAGCCGGGAAAATTGACGTGATTTTATTTAAAGATATTACCCGTTGGAGCCGGAACACGTCGCATTACCATAAAATACAGGATAGAATTGACGCGGCGGGCGGTTATTGGGTGGCCGTGCAGCAACCTTATTTAGAGACAAAAACACCGACGGGCCGTTTTCAAGTTACAGTTATGTTGGGAAATGCCCAATTGGAAGCCGAGCAAACAAGCGAAAGAATAAAATTCGTCAACGCTTCCCGCATCCCGAAAGGCGGCGTTCCGTATGGTGCAAGATCCTGCCCGTTTGGTTATACGGTCGAAGAAGTGGACGGCGTAAAAAGGATGGTAAAAGACAAGACAGAGGAACACATGGTAAACGCATTTTTCGAACACTTCCAAGCAACGGGAAGCCTTCGCGGGTCTGTGAGGTTCCTTGCAGAAACATACGGCTTTAAGCTGCAAGAGACAAGCGCACGCCGGTTGATGCGTAACACGTTATATAAGGGTGAATTTAAGGGCGTGCAGGGGTATTGTGAGCCGTACATTACACCGGAACAATTCGATTCAATTACCCGGTTATTAGAAAAACGGTCATACACATCAAACACGAACACGGGTAATCATGTTTATATCTTTTCCTCCCTTGCGCGTTGCGCGGAATGTGGTTCCACGCTTTACGTTTTCAGAAGTAATCCGCGAAACGGAAAAAACTATATTTATTATCGTTGCAAAAACTATACCATGTACAAACGATGCACGCATAGCAAAGGAATACTTGAAAGCAAATTAGAAAAATGGCTGCTTGAAAATATCGAAGATGAAATGAACAAATACATGCAGGCCGTGGAAGTCGAAAGTAAGCCGCAACCGGATGCAGCCAAAAAAAGAAAATCCATTGAACGTAAAATAAAAAACTTGCGTGAATTGTACATTGACGGGGATATTGACAAGGCGGAGTATATGCGGCGCAAAGAAGAATACCAAACGCAGCTTGCAGCATTGCCGGAGGTTAAACAACGGGATACAAAGCACATAGAGGAATTTCTAAACAGCGATTGGCGGGCATTATATGAAGGGCTCGAACCAATTGAAAAAAGGGTGTTTTGGCGGTCTATCCTTGAATCAATCACGATTGACAACAGCCAAAACATAACCCCTAATTTTTTTTGATGTGTGTTGTTTACTTTCAACACACCCCGGACGGAGATTGCCGAAAGGTAAAAACATTAAAAGGAGCCTATACAATGAAATATTCAGACAAGGTGAACATATTGATTGATTTATATTTGCATGGACAAATTGACAAAGAGGATTATATCAGAATAAGAAAGTCAATTGAACCCATTACCATAAAGTTACATGCAGCCATCAAGGATCAACGCAAAGAAAAATAAAAAAGAGGGCCGGGAAATTACCCGGCCCTTTCTTATGGATTTGCAATCAACAATCGCGCATAATCCAATATGGCATTATATGCGCCCACCAATGTTTCCCGGTTAACCTCCGCGTCAACCTTTGCCTGCTCGTTATCGCAATCAACGAATCGTTCCCCGAAGCATTGCAAAAGAAAATACAATCCTTCCATATGTTGCCTTTCTCCACGGTGCCGCCGTAGTCGGTTTTTTATTTTTATTGTTGATTTTCTGTAAACTTTTCCCTATAATAATGATAATTTCCGGTCAATACAACAGCAATACGCAAATATGGAAAAATCAATACCACTTTTGCAAAGCGCGTTTTTTGCGTGTTCGCAAGCGAATTGCACGCCGGAAAATACACTTGCACGGAAGGAAAAACGATTGCATGGACAGCAAACAGCCCTTGCACGAACAGTTAAAAGCAATGAAAGTCGCCGCGCACATGACGTTGCATCAAGTTTCCGAGGGAAGCGACGGCGTGCCGGAATCCACAATAAGCCGCATACTTTCGGGAGAAACGGACAGGCCAAGTTTTGACGTTGTGGCCCGAATCGTTAAGGCTATGCATGGATCACTTGACGTTATAGCCGGAATAGAAAAGCCGAGCCACGCGGCGGAGGATGCGAAACTTCGGGAGAGGTTGGAACACGCGGAGAAGGTCGCGGCATTGGCGCAAGAGCGCGCGCAGTATATGAAAAAATGGCTTGTTGCGTTGTTTTCCGCTTTTTGCGTTCTTGTTGTTGTAATAGTCGTTGTTTTGATCCTTGACAAACTTAACGGTGATTGGGGATATTTTCGCCATTAAATAAAAAAGGCGGGGAAGGGCGCGGGCCCTTCCCCTTTTTCATTTACTCGCTAAGTCTAAGCACAGCCGCTTCGATGGCCGCGTTTACTGCTTCCATGTCGGCGGTGTATCCGCGTTCCTCCAAGAACGAAACAACGTAGGCTTTCTTTTCTTCGCCGCGCTTGCTGCCTTCATAAAGTTTTTCGGCGGCATCCACGGCAATGTTTACCCAAGTAAGCATTTTTGCCTGCTTCTTTTCGTCCACGTTTGCCTTGATCCACGGAATAAGAAACGTAGAAATAAGGATGGCAACAAGGGCAATGAGCGCGTTAAAAAGTGGTGTAAGGTTAATCATTCGGTATAGTCCTCGCTTTCGTCATAATGGCATTTGGTTTTTGTGATTTTGATTCCCGCAAGGGCCGCCAATTCGACGGCCCAAAAAGCAAACCAACACGTCGTTAACGTGCTAGAAATTTCGGTCTGCGTCATGAATTGCAAGACAAAAGCCGCGCCGGTGTAAAGCACTACGCTAACCACGGCAGCGGCTACAATGATTTTTGATGTTTTCAACGGGATCACCTTTCAATGATATTGTCGGACAATTCTTTGCGTACAGCCTTTAAGGTTTCAACGCCGTTTCCGTCAATTTCGTGATTGACAAGGGCAAACAGGGCCTTGAGAACAATTTGATTCGTTTCTTCTTGCCTTGCCCTGTTCTTTTCGATTTTTGCAAACTGTCTTTCCGCGTCTTTTTCGTGTGCTGCTTCATCCGCTTCCAAAGCGTCCACGCGTTCCCGCACTTTGAGCATTGGGGATATAATGGTTTTAATTGCGTTGATGCCGCTCGCGATTACGGCAAGGCCGCCAAGCGTTGCGGCCATCCATGCCCACCATTCCATGTTTAACCCCTCCATTTTCCACCAAGCGCGGTAATGGTGTTTTTTCCGGCTTTGCCGTCAACGTCAAGGCCCTTGCTTTTCTGATAGGCTTTTACGGCCGCCGCGGTAATAGGGCCGAAAGTACCATCATCATCAACGGCTTTCAGCTTGCCGCCGATCAATACCGTTTTGAAGCCTTCATCAATAAGGCGGGCTTGAAGTTCGCGCACATCCGCGCCGCTCTGCATGGGCTTATCTTCTTCGTATTTGAGAACACGGGAAACCGTCCACGCCTTTTCGGTCGTTTCCTTCCCGTAATCCACAGCGGAAAGCAAGCCCCACTTTTTCCATTTCTGCGTTGAAAGTTTCGATTTAACAACGCCGTAATCGGTGCCGCGTGCTTCGATTACCCAACCATTACCGATGTAAACGCCAATGTGGCCGGATTTCCAAACCACGGCCCCCGGCGTTTCCGGGATGGTGGAAATGGGGCCAGTTTTCGTACAGCGGGAGTTAATGAAATCGTTTGCGGTGGAATCCTTATAACGGGGCACGCCGACGCGCACAGCGTTAACAATAAGGCCGCTGCAATCCTCCACAACACGGCCGTACCATTTGGCGCATTTCTGTGTAAAGTATGCCTTTTTCGTCATAAGAAGGCGCATGCCGGGCGGGATGCTGCGGCCATTGGCGGCCCATCGTGCCGCAAGGTCGGCCGTGTATTTTTCGCCCTGTCCGCCGTAAACGTAGCCGTGGCGGTTCCTGCCGCCCATGATGCCGGAATATAGCGTTTCAATTTTGCCGTCAAGATCGGCGGCGTTATAACAGTAATCAAGGAATGATTTAACCGGCGTTTTGCTCATTCTTTCCACGCTCCTTTTCGTTGATTTCTTTTGCAACGTCTTCGATTTTCTGCATGGCCGCAAGCATCCTTGTAAGGTCTTCACGGCCGGAACAACGCACGCCGTTTAACATGTTGAGCGCGTCAATTAGTTTCTGCACCATTGTTTATCATCCTTTCCTTTAGCTGTTTCACTTCACGAATAAGCAAGGCAATAATACTGTTGTACTTAATACCCTTTACGGTTCCGTCGTCGTCGTAATAGCATAAATCCGGGGCCAGTTTTTCAAGGTCTTCCGCAAGCAATCCGAGCCCCTTTTCATTGTCGCTGTTATATCGAAACTGAATGGGCTGCAACGCATCAAAAATATTGTAGTCGTTACCAAGCGGCGAAATATCATGCTTTACCCGCTTTGTGGAAGATCCCGTTGCGCTGTAAAGTTGCGACAGCTTAACGCTGGTTTTATACACCATGCCGCTACTGCTGCCGATTGACATTACCAAATCACTTGCATATGCGCTTGAATTTGTGGCCGTTGCGACGTCGGCAATTTTCAAGCCCCTTGAAGGTTGGCTTGCGCTTGCGCTGCCAATAACCATAGTGCCGGATACGCGGGCCGCGCTTCCGGCGTTTATAGTTTCCGCCGTGACATTATCGGCCGTTACTGTGTCAATTGTTAACGTGTCGTAGATGTAAAGGTTTCGGAAATGGCCGGTATCCCATTTTTGATTAGGCAATCCGATATTACCCGTTTCGTCGTCGGAGGGATAGAAACAAATTTCACGGTAGGTAATGCCGCCACTTGTCACGTTGCCGTTTAACATGCAATAGTATTCGGATGCGGAAACGCCAAACTCTATAACTGTCCCGTATAGCGAAAGCGTATTAGTTACGCCGTTTGTATACGGGCCTATCAGCATTGGGGCCGTGCCCGCAAGGCGTGCAATGCCGCCGGAATACTCAAGGTCGAATACACCGCCGTCGTATTCCAAACCATCCGTTAAGAATGCCCATTTGCCGATTTGCAGTTTACCGTCTTCGGCAGCGGTTAAATTCTTGAAGTTGCCCTCTGCGCCTTCAAGATAACGGACGTAAAGCGAATCGGTATCAATACGGCCGCCGTGTATGACGGTTTCGCCATCCGCGCCAAGATCGGAAGCCGTGATATAGCCGGTCAAATTGATTTTGCTTGCATCAATGGAAATCTGTTCGGCCGTCTGATTGATGGCGGATATTATGCCATCCTTTGAAACCTTTGACGTGATTTCATTGTTGATATGGTCAACTTGGAGTAGGGCATAATCAATTTTCTTTTTCGTGCTTCCTGCTAATTCGTAATTAGTGAGCATTTCGCCGGGCACTTCTGCGCCAAGCGTTGCCCGGATGCGGTCGGTCGTTTCGTAGGTCAAAAGCACGGTTTCAAAAAATTCGCCGTTCTTGCCCTGTACTGTTACAACGTCGCCCACATCCAGATACCAATCATCAACGCAGCCGGACGCAGAAAACGGGGTATACGCAAGGCCGATAATGTACGTTTGGCCGATAAACTCCGCGAAGGCTTCCCGGTCGGCTTCTGCGAAAATATTATTTTCAAGCCGCCATTCAATAACGCCATCCGCCGCCACGGCTTCCGCATCTTGATAAACAATATCGTCGTCATAGTCGGATTTACCGAGTACGACGGTATTGATCCCGCCGAATGCCGTTTCTTTCGTTAGGCTTGCATATTTGCGCTTTACGATGCGTTCCCCGGTGGCCGTGGGCTGTTTGATGCTCAATGCACCGGCGCGGGTTATATAAGCGTTTGCGCCGCCCAATTCCGCAATTTGGCGGATTATCTCGCGCTCCGACGTGCCCGCCGGAATATTCGGGGCTTCCGTCAAAATAACATCACAGCACGGGAAAGGCGTAGTATCAAAGGCCACGCCATGCCGGAACGCTATTTCTTGCGCAAATACGCCAATTGTGGTAGGGTAGGCAATTTCAAGCGGGATATATTCCACGTCGAATAATGTTGCTGCATCGTATCCCGTAAAAGTCAGGCTGTCGCCGGTATCGGAAGTTTTCACCCCGTCGGCGGTCGCTGTGAAGATGCCAAGCGGCACCCATTCAATTACGCCGTCAATTTCAAGGCCCCGGAACGCTTCAACCTTTTTCCCCACAAGATCGGGCCGCCCGTATATTTCAAACGTGCAGGATTTCGCCGGAAAGCTGCCGATAAACTCCGCAGCGCATGATACAGAAGGGAACGTTTTTAACGCCGTGTATCCGTCATAGGTCACACCGTCAACAATAATTTTTGCATGGGCCTTGCGAACAATGCCGCTTTCACTATGGGCCCGGTATGCGTCAGATATCGCCCACATAATTACACCCCATCCGGCACCATTTGAATAAATCGTAATTCAAATGGTTCACAGTAAAATGTACCATCAAGAAGCATATGGGCCGTGATTTCGTCGGATACAGGATACATTTTCCGCGTTACCCGGCCCCGTGTGCGAAGGTCGTAAAAATTTACGTTGCATTCCGCAAGGGCACGAATGCGCAAAAGCTGCGCCGCCTTCACTTCATCGACGTATTGAAAAGTGCAAGCAAGTTTCATTCGCTCCGGCAATACGTCACGGATCATTACATTTTCATCGGTCGCGCCGCTGCTTTCGCCGTCGGTCTGCGGATAGTCCCAAGACAGCCCATCACATGCGATTGTTTGGCCGTCAACGATGATTTCAAATTTTTCTGCCATGTTAGCACCTCCACAAGGGCCGTATTTCAACTTATAAGCCGCATATACGGCCCCGTTTTCGGTTTTGTAAGTAAGTGTTAGCCTAAAGCATTAAGCCGCTTGCAGGCCGTTTTTTAGGTCAACAAAAGAACCTTGCCCGCTTCCTTTTGTGCGCGGTTAATTTCCTTGATAATTACGCGGCCGTCCGGCATTGCAATTTCAAGGCGCACCACAGCGGGCCCGCCGTTCATTCCAAGTTCCTGCATGGCCTGTTTCACCTGTTCGCGGATTTTGCTTTCCGGTGCTACAATTTCACCCTCGCGGCGGTTATCACCGACAACGGCCAACTGCGGCGCATTGGCGGGCAGCCATCCGCCCTGTGCAAGATACGGAATTTTGACGAAAGGAACATACTTGTTTATTTTTTTGATAACGTTGGAGTTCACCCAAGATTTCATGTCCGAAATAACGGATTTGATTTTCAGCGAAACCGTTACCGTTTTATCCTTGAAGTTTTGAATCAAGCTGTTCCACTTGCCTTTTAATTGGCTCCAAGTCGTGCCCACCTTCGCTTTCATGGATGCGGTTTTATCCTTGATATTCTTGGTGGTATTGCTCCAAGCCCCTTTTATGTTGTTCCAAGTTGTGCCAACACGGGCCCGCATGTTGGCGGTTTTGTCTTTGATGTTTTGGGTCGTGCTCGCCCAAGCGGATTTGATGTTGTTCCAAGTTGTGCCAACTTTGGCCCGCATGGATACGGTTTTATCCTTGATGTTGTTGGTAAGGCTTTCCCAAGTTCCTTTTATGTCGCTCCATTTTTGCGTTACCTTAACTTTGGCTTCCGCAACAATGCTGTCTTTCTTGCCATCACCGGAAAACCATCCTTTGACGGTTTTCCATGCGTTGGAAATCAAGCCTTCGCCGCCAAGCAGGCCATTTTTCAAACCTTCGATACACCAACCGGCTATATCGGAAAATACGGTGCTCGGGCTATGGATGCCCAAGCCTTCTTTGATGCCATCAATAAAACCGGTGCAAAAATCGCCTACAGCGGTTTTGATTGCCTGCCATCCTTCGATGATACCGTCAACGCAAGCTTGGCCGACGTCCTTAAACCATTTTTTCACCTCGCCGAACCAATCAATGGCGTTTTCGATTGTATCAATGATTTTTCCGGGCAATTCTTCAAACCATTTTTGCGTATCGGCCCATGCTTTTTCGATTTTGCCGGGAAGGTCTTTGAACCATTGCTTTACATTGGCCAAAGTTTCTTCAATCCAATCAATGATTTTGCCGATACCTTCACCGATTTTTTTACCCGCATCAAGGCCGATTTGATACCAATCAATGGAATTGATTTTGTTTACAAGTTCGTCGAAATAGGCCCGGATTGTTTCGGGCAAGTTCTTAAACCATGCAATAACATCATCCCATGCTTTGACTATCCATTTTGAAAAATCGTCCCATGCCTGTTTACACCACGCGCAGACCTCTTCCCAATTAAGGGCAAGAAGCACAATAGCCGCAATTACTGCCGCAACGGCCGCAATGATGGCGGCAAGGGCTCCGGCACTAATACCCAAAGCGGCAGCCACGCCAGAAAACGCCGCGCCCAAACCGCTTATTGCGCCGGTAAACTTCCCCACGATTGCGGAGCCTTTGAAATACGTCCAAAGCTGCGAAAGTGCTGCGCTAATTGAGCCCCAAACGGTGGTTGATCCTGAAAGGGCCCCCGCGTATTTCACAAAGTCAATAACGCTTCCGGCAACTTCTAAACCCTTGAATGCAACAAATCCGCCCGCAAGCCCGGAAACGCCTGCAATGGCAATATCGGCATTGTCACCAATCCATTTAAGCGCATCACCGAGCGCATACAAGGAATCGACAATAACGCCGCCCGTCCATTCTGCAATAGGTTTCAAGAAATTTTGCCACAGCCAATCAAGGGCGGGCCCAACTTCTTCAAGTATTCCGTCGATAGCTTCCAACGCGCCGCCAAGAGCATAGAAGAATGCGGGGAGCAAGTCTTCAATCGTCCATTCTGCAAGCGGAACAAGCAGATTAAAATAGGCCCATTCGAGCCCGTCCCATATTGTACCGCCAAGCCCTATAGCCGCTTCTTTAAGCCCTGCAAACGCCCGTATGAGATTGTCAAACGAAATGTTTTTAAGCGGCTCAATAAAGCGTTTAAGGGTATCACTCATGGCGGAAACTTTGCTGTCAAGTGCCTTGTCTGCGCCGGTATCCTTTACGGCCGAAGATACCGCACCGGCACCACCTACGCCGCCGCCTGCGTCGCTTCCGCTGCTGCCGCCGCTGTCCTTTGCGAAGGTTAGGCGGTTTAATTCGTCATAGGGCGCAAGGGCGCGTTTTACAGCCTTCGCCGCTGCGGTTGCTGCCTTGCCGGTGCTGCCGATGGCATCCGCCGCCCCGCTTGCGCTTTCCGCTGCGGTATCCATGCCGCTTGTGATCGTTTCCGCCGCGCCGGTGCCGCCGCCTATCTCCTGCATTTCAAGGCCGAAAACGGCAAGAAGCTGCTTAATGCGGATTATGAAATTCAAAACGGCGTTTGCTGCCGCCTGTAGGGCGGGCATAAACAGGTCAATGATAGGGATTATTACGTTGCCAATTTCGCGTTTTATTGCGGTAAACGTTGTCCCGAGTCGTTGCATTCGGCCTTGAAATGTGTTTGCTACTTTTGCAGCATCACCAAGCATATACGTGCTTTCGGCCATTATGCCGTTATACTGTGCTAACCGCTTTTCAGCAACAGAAAGGCTCATTGCCCCCTTTCCAATTGATGCGGCGTATTCTTCATACATCACGGAAAGGTTTTTTGTAATACCTGCGCTGTCGGTCAATACGGAATTTTCATTTTTCAAACCTTCCGCAAAATACCGCACGGCTTCGCCCATGCTATAACCGGCCTGCCTGTTAAACGCGGCCGTGTCTTTTGCGGCGTTCATCAAATCCTCTATTTGTTCAGTAGAAAAGCCCGCGGAAGCAAGTGTTTTGTATGCCGTTACGGCATCGGTTAGCGGTATTAAACCGTCCGAAATGTATTCATTTACAAACGCATTTGCTTCCTTGAAACTTTTCCCTTGCCCGGAAAGGATGCTGTTAAGGCCCATAAACGCGCTTTCCGCTTCCGCTGCTGCCTGCACGCTCGCCTTTGCGAATGCACCAACGGCGGCAACGCTTAACGCTGCGCCGATGGCTGCACCGATCCGGCCAAAGGCACCGGTAAACGATTTTT